AGCTTCGCCTCATGCAGGCTTTTTCCCTGCAAAAAGATTCCTTCGCATGGTCCACCATGTGGAAATATTGCATTTGCAATGCAAACGCACGATTGCAACGCATTGCATCACCACTCCGCCACATTGCGCTTGACGCATTCACGCTTTCCCCCCTTTTGAATCCCCATCCCGAGTGTCAACGCTTTCTCCACCCCATGCCCATCCCATTAGACGCGCCTTGGTCATGATGGTTGTGCACTCTTCAGGTGTTAGCTTCTGCGATAGATCGGCAATCTCCTCTCGCGTGATTGGTTGCGGCTTTTGGATATGCCAACGGCTAGGCGTCAATGTGCGCAACGCCGTGTCTGTTCGTGGTCTTGATTGTCTCATTCCAGTTCCCTCATCTTTCGGCTTAGATCCTCCTGTTGGCGTTCAATGCAATCCAAAGCAGTCTGCGCTTCTTCCAGTGCGGTTTTGAGCACATTACGCGATTTCACCGCTGCCCAATATGCAACGTCGAGCATGCGCTTCACCTTCTCCATCTCCTCGTAAGCGTTCACGCGTCAGCCCCTCCCACGGCAAGGTATGCCTCGCAGAGTTGGCGAGGGGCGGCGGTGAGCATGGCGTGGCAGTCGTATTCCTGCGCCATCCATACGTCTCCGGCGAGTGGGCAAATCTTGAGCACGTCGAGTCCAAGTGCGTGAATGAACTTCATCTTTAGAGTGCCATCTAGCGCCTTCACCAGCGGCATGATGGCGTCGTAGGAGTTGCAGTAGTCGGGAACCCGCGCTAGATAGGTGGAATTGGGAGGATATCCGCAATGAATTGGAGGTCCTGCGTCATCTTCGTACATATGCACGTCGGTCCACCCCACACTCTCCGCCACTGCCCTGCTGATCTCTTGGTCCGTCATTGGCTCCCCTTTCTCGCCTTCATCATCTTGTTTGCATGGTCAACCGCTAGCGCGGTGTAATCCCAATGCGGGTCCGCGTCAGGCCCAGCCAAGATTCCATTGAGCGCCTGCCCTGCGTACCAATCCCACAACGGCACGCCCTGCGCTGTTTCTTGCGTCGCGCCAACCTCCGCCAGCACCTTACGTAACGCCTTCTCGCCATCCTCGCCTACGTGACATCCGGTTTCCCGCAACCTGCCCACGATTTGATCAATGTTCATTTCACAACCCTCCATCCTTGTTTGACCATCATGTTTTTGAGCGCCCTCAACGCTTGTTGCTCGTCGCTTCCGAACGCTTCGTGTCCTAGGCACTTGGCAAACCATAGATTGCCCGTCTGCGTGCCGGTCGTCGCGGCAACGATGTCGCCATTGCCTTTGCGTGCGTGCGGCCAGTTGTTGTTTTGGAATCTCATTTCGTCCTCCTTCCAGCCTTCCACGCTTCAAAAGCAATCTCACGCAACCAAGCTTGATCCGCGTTCCTAGGTGTAGCCCATTCACGCCACCATTTACCGAACTCCTGGCGCTCGTGCACGGCCTTGTCCACGGCTTCCTGCGTGGACTTCTCGTCGCTCCATATCGCTGCTTGGCTCATTCTGGTCTCCTCTGCTTGGATTGCAGCCAGTTCGCGCAACCATTCTGATGACCGGCGTACCGCGATTGGCCTCCAGCATTGCGCCATCGCACCTCACTTGAAAAAGGTTCCGATTGAAACCAGAAGCGCATCCCATCAAAGTCCGTCGCAATCCACATCGCCCACTCTGGAGCCTCATGCCATGGCGCTATCGGTGCGTCAGGTTTCAACTCACGCTCAATGGCCTCCAAGTGCGCCCTGATTTCGTTCAATCGTTCTCTGATGTTCATTCCGGCCTCTCTTTCTCAATCGGTGTAAACTCCGTCAGTGATTTGCGAAACATGAAAGGGACATCGATCTGGGACGTTCCGCGCCTGAACTTCGCAACGTACAAGTTAACCTCTATCATGTCTGGGTCGTCCTCAAACTCCGTCGCCTTTCCTGCGCGGTAGAGCATGCCCACGAAGTCGGCGTCTTGCTCAATCGCTCCTGACTCTCGCAGGTCTGACAGTCGTGGCTTGCGGTCCTTGTCCTTCTCGATGTCACGGCTCAACTGGGCGAGCGCGATGACTGGTAGCGCAAGCTCCTTGGCAAGCCTCTTGATGCCTCCGCTGATCTCGTCCACCTGCTCCCGTCGCTGAACCTTCGGGTTGCCGCTTACGAGCTGTAGGTAGTCGATCACAAGCAGCTTGATTCCATGCGACCTGACCCACCTCCTGGCCTTGGCTGCAATTCCTCCGACGCTGATGCTCGAACCCTCGAAAATCACAATCGGCATCTGGCCGAAAGACGCCGCTGCCGTCGTCATGCGCTGGAACTCCTGAGCGGACGGCTTGCGATGTGGGTCAAACTGATCCCACGAGAACCGCGATTCCTGCGCCAAAAACCGGGCGCCAAGCTCTCGACCGCTCATTTCGAGGCTAATGACCCCAACCGGCACCCCGCGGCCTGCAATGAGGCGCGTCATGGTCATTGCCAGTGAGGTTTTGCCGGTGGCGGGCCGGCCGGCGATCACGATCATTTCCCCGGCGCGGAATCCGCCTCTTGTCACCCAGTCCAGCATTCGCCACCCAACCGGCAATCCATGTTCGCTGCCTGAAATGCGCTCTTGAACGTCGTCAACGGCTTGTCTGGCGACTTTTCGAGCCGTGGTGTCACTTCGGTCCCCAAACTCGCCTCTGACGCCTAGGATGGCCGTTTCCGCTTCGGCAATGGCCGTTTCCGTGTCCTCCGGCTTCTCTCGCACGGCTTGAATGATCTCCGTGGCGGCTGTCAGCAGCTTCCGAAGCCTGAACTTGTCGCGCACCATTGGGAGGTAGTACGCGAGATTAGCCGCGCTTGGCACCGCGTCCATGATCTCGCTGATGTAGGCGAGCCCTCCAACGCCGTCCAAGCATCCATCGCGCCTCAATGCTCCACCAAAGGCAATCAGGTCCATTCCTGTCCCGTTGTCTGCGCAGCGGCAAAGCGTCGTCCAGAGCGTTTGATGGCGCATGTCGTAGAACCAAGCCTCCTCAACGCCAAACTCTCGCGCCTGATCCAATGCTGACGGATCCAGCAGGGAGCAACCGAGGATGCCTTGCTCACCTTCCTGATCATGGGGCGGCAATCCGTCAATCATGGCATGGCCTTGTATCGGTCCAGCATCCGCTTGAACTCGGCCTTCTCCTCTTCGGTGGCGTGGGTGCATTGGGTTCCTTTGGGGTTTGCTGGGTGAGCCGTCAGTTTGGCGTGCAAGGTCTCTTTGGTTTCAGGGATCTCAAAAAGGTCGGTCCATCGTTGGTTGTTCAGGTAGGTCGAAGGGTTCGGGATGTACTTGCCTTGGTCCTTGGTCCAGTCCTCTGAAGCTTTGCGTTTGATTACGTCCTGAATGATTTGGGCAACGGTGTCTTCGTTGGGTGCGATGCGAAGCCATGATTTCAATGCCATCGGCTTGGCGACCTTCTTTGGGTAGGCGTTCCAGAAGGTGGTGAACGATTCAGGTTCCACAGGCTGCCCCCTTGGGGGTTTGGGGGTAATGTTTGAATCTGCTTCTGCCTCTGAATCTGCCTCTGCATTGTCTCTACTCGACTCCACCTTGTTCGACGGCGATCTACTCTGATCTACTTTTTCTACTTTCGCCTCTGATCGCTTCTTCGCTGCATACTTCCTTTTTGCCTCCAACGCGCTCTCTTCGTCCCTGATGGCGCGATACTTAGAATGATTCAGAAGCCTCCACCCGCCATCGATAGGCTCAACCCTGCGCCCTTCATGGTCTGGCGTGCGACTGTACTTGTCCGGCTTCTGGAATCGGTCCAGCGCATCCTCGCAAGCTGACAGAGACACCCTTGCGCGGTTGGCTAGCCCGGGAATTGACGCCCAGATGCGCCCGTGACGGTCAGCCATCGCAAGCATCGTGATCCAGACGATGCGAACGGAATCAGGCTCCGCCCAAATGGTGCTTTCGGTGATGGACGAGAAGAGCTTAGTGAAGGTTGTGCTCATTTCCTTGTGACTCTACAGCTATCCACCGCGATCTACAAACATCTACAGTGGATATTTAATATCTACTTCTTTGCGCTGTTATGCTTAGGCGATTTTGCGGATTCATCAACGCAGAGTCTGGCTTCAAACTTGCGGTCAGCCTCGTATCTTACCTCCTCAACCGCGGCTTGGATTCCTTCGATAAGCCTTCCAGCCATTTGCGGATTCACCAGAACCGTGTGGGTTTCACCAGCGTCGTCCTCTTGCACAATCGCAATGAGGCCTTCGCTGTTGAGTGAAATGGTTGTCTTGTCCTGTTTTGGGATTGTGATCATGAAATGAAACGCCCCACGCTGATGCGGGTGGAAAGGCACGAACAGAGCACGCGCCGAATCCGTATCAGGTGGGGGTAAAGTGTCGTTTTCATTCTCTGTTTTCCTTGGCCAACGCTCGCTTTCCACGGCTTGCGCTGACATTTCGGCTTCTAGTTATTGGTCTGAAAATGCGCAAACCAAACTTTCCACTTTCGAGCGTCTACAGCTATCTACCGTGATCTACAAACGTCTCCAGTAGATATTTGGTATCTACTTTAAGGTTTAATCTCCACCATCATAACACCCGCACGGCACCTCATGGTCCTCAAAAAGGCGGGCCTGTGCCGCCTCGCCGCGCAGGAATGACGCCCACGAGAACGACCGACCAAGGCCCGCGATGCTCGTTAGGTTTGCTCGCGCCTCCATATCCAATGCTCGGCGCATCAGGTCAGGGTGATCCTTGGCGAGTTGGGTGATCTCGTGCCGCTTCATGGATGGGCAGAAGAAGCAGGATGATTTCGCGGACGGCAGCCCCTCGGATTGGCAGATGGCAACGCAGTCCTCGCGGTAAATGCCCCATTCGATAAGCGGGTAGCGGTAAACGTACTTGGCGTCATCGCGGATCTTTGCGCGACGTTCCTCGCTGGCGTCGTAGCCGATCCACTTCACGCATTTCCCGCCGCTCGCCCAGCATTCCAGCGCGGGCTTCCAATGGTTCGTAAACTTGTCCTGCGGATCCACCTTGTACTTCAGGGAGCACGACTTGAACCCGTAGGCGATGGACGGGAGCATCTGCATTCGCCGGCAGTTCTCCTCAAGCGTCTCCGGTTTCCCTTGGTAGGTCTTGCGAACAACCTCAACACCGATCCCGAATTGGCGACGGCACCAAAGGTCCACCATGGAAACGGCGTCGTAGGTTTCGGGACGCTCTCCACCGGTGTCGGCGAACATGATGAGGTCAGGCTGGATGGCTCTGCGGTGCATCTCGACCAGCATGGCCGTGGAGTTTGCGCCTCCGCCGAAGGCGACAATGATTGGATTCATGAATTAAAAATCCCGCCGCCGTGACGCCTGAGAAATCGCGGCCAAAAAGGCAGCGGGTGCCCGAAAACAGCACGCGATGGTTTGCGCCACAGGGCGGGGAAAGTGTTCATTCTACAGTTTTCGTTGGTCTTCGCTCGGCTTCTCAGGACCTTGCGCTGACGTCGCGTTTCTATCTACGCGGGTAGAATGTGCAAACCGGAGTTTTCAAAACAGGCTCAACTGACTCTTCGCGTTCCGCAGATTCGCCACCGCCTGCTCCACGTAGCTTTCCTTCAACTCAGACCCGATAAACTTCCTGCCGAGGTTGACCGCGCCATAACCCTCGGAACCTATGCCTGTGAAAGGGCTGTACACCAGATCGCCGGGATTACTCCACAACTCCACAGCCCTTTCGATCACGTCCAGTTGAAGCGGGCATATATGCCTCTCGTCTCGGTGATCCCTCGCGCCCTCGCCATTCAGCACTCGCCCTTGGTCAACCGTCATCCAGACCGGACTCGCCACCTCCTGCCACCAATCCACGGGATACTTGGACCTATCCTTCGTCACGGGGTCCACACACTCTCCCGGAGCACGAAACACAAGCAGATAGTCCGGGACTCCGACGCGTGAATCGGACGAGTCTGCGCAGAGCGTCTTGTAAAGCAGTCCGTGCGCCTTGGTGCGCTGCATCTCAGTAACCGGGCTTTTCCAGATCGTGATTCGCGAATGGAACAGGAACCCGTGACGCCAGAACGCCCTCACGATTGCGCCAGAGAAGTCCTGAAGCTCGATGCGCCCATGCTTCCACTTGGTGGAGATCAGGTCAACGCAGTGAACGCATACCTCGCGCCCAGGCTTCATAATTCTGGCGATTTCAGCGATCAGGAAATCAAACTGCTTCATGAACTCGTCCATGCTCTCGCAGTTCCCCATATCCTGAAGGTCTGACGAGTATGTGAACAGGTCTGCGAATGGGGGAGAGAATACGGACATGCTGATGGAGTGGTCCGGGATGGTCTTCGCCACCCTGACGCAATCCCCGTGATGCACCTCCCACCCATCGCCCTTATAAACGTCGATGTCCGTCTTTTCCACGGCGTCCTTGCTCTTGATCAACCTAAGTTCCAGTGCTGCCTTCTTCATATTTGATTGCATGTCCGCGTGTTGCTTCATCTTGGTCTGAATGGATCGAATGATTGCGCCCTCGGTCCTCGCTTGAACGATATAGGCGTTCACCTCTCGCTTCTGGCCGAACCGATACGTTCGCCTGAGTGCTTGGTAAAAGTCCTCGAACGAGTACGACAGGCCGACGAAGGCGACGTTCTTGCAGTGCTGCCAGTTGAGCCCGAATCCTGCGATTGACGGCTTGGTGACGATCACGCGAGCGGTTCCGGTGAGGAAGGCGTGCAATGCTGCGCGCTTCGCCTTTGCTGTATCCGACCCGCGCACCTCCACAGCGTCCGGAATTTTCTCAGAAAGCGCGTCCGCCTCGTCGTTGGTATTGCACCATACAACCCACTGCTCGGTCGATTGGTTCACCATTTCCGCAACCGCTGACGCTCTCGCGTCTGACGTGAGCCTCATCTCCTTGTGCATGGTTGTCGCGGACAGTGTGGCAATCCGGAACAGGTCTTCACCTCTCCCTTCCGCTTCATCCACGTCCACCATGACAGTCTTGAGATCCAACCTTGGCAGGTCGTAACCGTCGTCACTGAATCCAATATCCGACGGCCTGGCGATGCACGCAGCCCATGACGCAAGCCATTTCCAAAACTCACCCTCGGCATGCTTCTTCAGTCGCCAGTCGCCAGTGTTGAAGGTGTCGTTAATGAAGAACGTGCAAAGCATCTGATTGGGCGTGCATACCCCAAGGAACTCCGCGTGTTGCCCGAGTTCCGTATAATCGTTTGGCGATGGTGTCGCGGTGCAGCAAAGGCGATACGGCGTAGTTGAGAATCGCCGGGTCAACTCTCGACGCGTCTTACCCGTGAACGATTTCAGGATGCTGGATTCATCCAGGACAACGCCGGCGAACTCGTGCGTAGAGAAGGCGTCCAACTTCTCATAGTTGGTCACGTAGACGCCGGCGCTCTGGATCTGTTCCTCAGACTCAACCAAGGAGCACGTCACGCCAAACTTGGAAGCCTCGGCAACCGTCTGCTCCGCTACCGCAAGCGGGGTTAGGATCAAAACCGACTTACCTGTCTTCCTAAACACTTGGCTAGCCCATTCAAGTTGCTGCGCCGTCTTCCCAAGTCCGCAGTCCTCGAACAGTGCGGCGCGCCCGAGCCTTACAGCCCACGCGACGATCAACTTCTGCCAGTCGAACAGCGGAACAGTGAACGGCTCTGGATCAAATCCGCACGCCTTGTGTGACTTCCGCTTCCCGTCTATGAATTGATTGTAGTCCATGTCTATTTCTTTCCCTCAAACCCCATGCTCCTCCGAATCCACCTGACGGACCCGCGACTCCTCCCAAGGAATTTCGCTACCTCCGCCACCGTTGCCCCTGCCCGAAACAGCCTTCCAGCCTTCCGCTTCTGGGCGTAGGGGATTTTCCGCAGCATCGCCTTTGGCGCGTTGCGGATGTAATAGCGCACGCTGCGCTCGTGGTGTCCGACCATTTCCGCAATCACGTCCGGCTTGTGGCCTTCGCGTGCGAGTTGGCGAATCCTGCCGATTGTTTCATCCGTAAGCCTGACGCCTTGCTTGCCGCGTTTCGCGACGGCTTCCGGCTTTCGGATGAACTGCGCGAGGTATTCGCGAGAGGGGAGGTCAGTTATTGTCGCCATGATGAAACCTCCTCCCAACCCTCACGCTTCATTTTTGCGCGAAAGATCACATGCAGAATCTCGGGGTATTTGTGGACCATAGTTTGCCCATCGAAATCAATCACCCACCACTCTTTGCCTTCCTTTGTGACGGACAGCCTTGCGCTGACGCTTACCTGCCCGCGTGTTTCGTGTTTGAATGTCACAACCCCACCTCCTTCAACGCCCTCTCAACATCCTCCGTCGTCTGCGTCTTGGCCCAGCGGATGACGCGGCGATAGACTTGGCGCATGGGCTCGTTGGCGGGAAGAAATGTGGTTACGACTTCAACGTCCATTCCTTGCAACGCAATCGCCAGCTCATGCGCCCATCTGCTTTTCGCCTCCTCGGCGTTGGCTGATACCACTCGTTTTAAGTCTTTGCGGATGTCAATCACGCCGCCCTCCTCTCTCCGCTGTACCGTATCCCGGCGCCTTTCTTGCGCAGCGAGGCAACCAACTTTTCAGCCCCTCCGCTCAACATGTCCGCCTTGAACGCAACGTCCGCCAACTCCTCACGGCTCGCCGGCCTCGGCTTGCTGGTCTCGCCTGCGCGACTTCGGTTGCGGTAGCGGTTGCCGATCTCCTGGCCAATGATGCGGGACGTGTGGTCAGGTTTGAGGCCAAGCTCGGCGGCGATGTCTTTGACGCGATGGCCTTCCTTTGCGAGGCGTGCGGCTTCCTTGCGGATTTCGTCTGGTGTTCTGGGTCTCATATATCAAAACGGTACGTCATCCTCTGGCGGTTGCTCTGTCGGTTTGGTGAACTCCGCAGATGCGGGAGCCGTGGTTTGCGAGACGACGCGGGGCTCAGATGATCTTTCCGTGTCCGCCGGCCGCCCGCCAATGAACTGGAAGTGTTCCAGCATCACCTTTAGCGCGCTGCGCTTTTGGCCAGTGGTCTTATCGTCCCACTGATCCAGCTTTAGGCGGCCTTCAACAAACAGCGGGCGACCCTTCTTGCAATGCTGCGCGATCGTCTCCGCCTGCTTTCCCCACACTTCGATGTCGACGAACGTGACCTCTTCCCGCGCCTCGCCGTCGACCTGGAACTTGCGATTGATGGCCATTGCGATCTTTGCCGCAGCGGTGCCTTTCGGCGTGTATCGCAATTCGGGATCTCGGGTGAGATTGCCCATCAGATACACCTTGTTGAAATTGCTCACGCTCCCACCTCCACTCCGCAGGGGAGCCATGTTTTTCCCCCGTCGATGGAGTGTTCGTAAAGACTGAGCGCATCTTGATACCGGACCTTGACCAATTGGTTGTCAATTGAAACGTAAGAGACGCCACTCTCTCTAGACGCCCCGTTGCTCAGAATCAGCGAAACGCCAGCAAACCCCTTCTTGCGAAAGAGTCCACCCACCGGCACCTCCTCCGGCGTCCACGGGCGGTAACGCTTCGCGGGCGGTTCGGGAGCGAGGCGGAATCGGTATTCGTTGCGCCAGCCAAAAACCGATTGGGAATGAGTGTCGCCACGACATTCCCCAACGGGATCAATAAGCATCCACCCATCGCCTCCGGTTGAACCAGCCTCCACCCTCTTCCCCTGCGCCCAAGCGAGCGCAGCCTCTTGTAGTGTGATCTCTTTCATACAGTTTTCTTGAATCGTTTCTTTGTCCAGACAGACGGCGCGCGCGTGTTGCCGCGCTTCAAAATCTCGTTGCCGCGTTCGCGGATGTGCCGAAGCTCGCCTTGCGTGAACGGCTTAAGGTCGAACTCTTGTGGTTGGAGCGGTTTCACAGGTTGTTCCTCCTCGCATGCTCCAACAAAAGGAGCGCGTCCGCGGTCTTGAGCGTCACGTCCAAGTGCGGGAACAGCTCGCAGGCCAGCGCCTTGAGCCTGCGCTTCCACGCGTCCGACTTCTGCTTGTCGCGGCTGATGCTGAAAGTCTTCTGCCATGACTTTGGATGCACCCTGACCAGCGGGTAGCCAATGGCGGTAACCACGCCTTCGATGCGGCCCAAATTCTGCGCGAGGACGAAGGTTGTGGATTCAGGCCGTTTGCCGCCGCAATACTTCGGGACCTCTTCCAAGATCACCTTTGCCGCGCCGTATTCGCGAAGCATCACGTATATGTCCACAAGGCTCTCGGGCATGTTGTGAAGGTGGACGCCTTCTTGATCTAGCACGGCGATTCCGCCGCCTTTGCCTGGGTCTACTGCGATGATGGTTTTCATGTGATCTTGTTATCCGTGTGTCTGTCGAAATCTGCATCCTCCGCGATGCGCTTGAGGTTCTACGCGCTGTTGTCTTCTTTTGTCAGGTCTTCAATCCGTCTGTTCGCATCTGCAAGCTCACACTCCAACTCACGCGCCAGATTGCGCATGTCGCTCAAGACTCCCCATCCCCAGCTTCTGCCGTGCTCTGCAATGCCGCGGTCCAGCATTTCGGGCGGGTAGATTGCGTCGGTTCTTGGGGTGTCGCTCATTGCTTGTATTCCTTCCCGTTCAACACGGTGATTTTGCCGTCGCGATACGTGGCGATGTGCTTTGCGCCCTGCGTGACCACCACATCGCAAAGAGTTGCCCGAGTGCTGAAATACCGCGCCGCCTCCATCGCGTTGTCCTTTGAGTCTTCCCCGCGCCTGAGCGGCACGCGGTGGAATTCTCCGGTTCGCTCTTGGGATGATATTGTGTAGGTCATGGGGTGGCCTTGGCTTGGTTCCATTCGGCAACGAACTGAAGAGGAAGGTAAGGCTCCATTTTTCCGAACACCTCCTCCAACCGCTTCACCTTCGCCTTCAACTGCGCGATTTCGTTGCCGTGGCACTCGTCGGATCGGGTGACCCCGCGAACCTGGCGCTGGCTTCCGCATTGGAACTCCAGCAGGTAGTCCGGCCGTTGGGGCGCGTTGCAATGTGGGCATTTCATCGCGCTTCCTTTGCCTCGTGCCATGCGCGGACATCGGCGATTGTTGCCGCCGGGTTTGCCATGCGGTCACCAGCCTGCTCCAGTCGCTTCACCTGTTCGACAAGCGCGGCGTTGGCAGTGCGGAGGGTGGTGAGTTCGCGCCAGATTGGTTCGCGGACGAGGCATTCAAACTCGCGGTGCCCGCTTACCCCAGATCCGCAGCGATACCATTTTGCGGTCTCCTTCTCCGCCCCGCAAAACGGGCAGACCATTTTCCCAGCCTCAGGTAAATGGTCGTTCACAGCGTCACCTTTCCGCTCAGAATGTCCCCCACAGGAATCGCAGCGAACCTCCCGCCTTGAAGTTCCGCGTGCAGTGCGCGGACGGCGGCGCGGAGGGTTTCGAGTTCATCGGCTGCAAACTGGGGCCAATGCGCGCAATAGCTCCACGCTGCCAGAGGAAGAAAATCCGAGCACGCGTCCGCCCTAAGTTCGACGCCGTTTGCCTTGAAAACCTTCCAATCACGAACCCTTACAGGAAGAAACGCCTCTCCGCCCGTGTCCAGTTGGACCAGCGCGCTGTAATACCCATCAGCGGGCATTTTGTTGGAATCAACAATATGGTTGTTCATTGCTCCCCCTTTCGCACCCATCGCGGCACGTCGAACTCGCACGCGTTACCATACCCCTCCCAAACTCCCGATTGCTCGCAGCGCACGTAACGCTCCAGCGCAGCCTTGTAGCACGTCCGCCCGTATTCCAGAAGGCTAGGCGTCGCGTGGTGGACCTTCACAAGCCCGCTCTCGCGCTCGTACGCGATGAACGAAAACGACGTGTATTCCGTGTCCGTCAACAGCGTTGCCGCATCGCAGTACCACGAGGCTTGAAGGTGGTAACCCATCTTGATGGCATGCCTTTGGAAGCCTTCTTCGGACGCGTCATCCGTTGTCTTGAGGTCTGGAATCCGGCGATCACCCAGAGCATCCAGCCGCGCCTTGCAACGCGTTCCGCCGGCAAGCGACCAGAACAGCGAGACCTCGCGCTTGGTGTTTGCTAGCAACTCGACGGCCTCTGGATTCGCAGCAACGCCTTCAACGGCTCGTTGAATCTCGTCGGCTTCGTCGTCGGTCAGAAGCGTTACGCCTCCACGCTCCACCTCGTCGCGCCAATCCTGACAGAACGAGTACCGGAGATTCCACGGCACAACGTCTCCAGGTTGCGGGCCGTCTTTCTTGGATGGCTTGTAGGTCGCTGGAACGATGATCTCCTTGGGTGTCCTAAGCCACGTCTTGGGCTTCTCAGGCTCCAACACAGCATCGTGAATCAGCGTGCCCAAAAGCATCTCCCGCGTCTGCCTCTTCGGCTTCCGCCGCTCCATCGCTAGATGATGCGGCGTCTTGTTGTGGATCACGCGCAGAGCGGAGGCGGAGCATGCCGGGTCGGCGTGGTAGTCGGCGGCTGGAAGGTCGTAGATGATACCGGAGTTCATGACTCGACTCCTTCTTGTCTCATCACCTCATTCACTGTGCGAATGCCAGACTTGATCGCTTTCGCGTCACCGAAGCCTTGCATTCCTGACATCTGTCGAAGCATGCGCTCAACCTCCGCAACTGAATACCACACCACTCCGCCTCCGTTTCGAGCATTTGGATTAGCCTTCAGGAATGATATGTTTGCGCGCTTGAACCACTCCTTGAGCGTCCGCTTTGTTGGAACCGGGTCTAGGTATGATGGCACGAGCGTTTTCATGAGTTCGTCAACGGTTGCCAGTTTAGCCTTGGTTTGCGCGCTCACGACGCACCTCCTCGCGCTTTGAGCATGGCGTCGGCGATGGCGTAGCATTCCTTCGCGACCTCATTTTCCCTCACATTTGCACCGTATAGACCACGTGAAGCCAACGCCTGCCCCGCAAACCAGTCGCGCAGGGACATGCCTTGATCCCATTGCGTGTAACCCGGATCAGATGGGACATTCGGAAACGCCGGTCCACCGTCATTGATTGCACTCACTTCGCACCCCCCTTCCGGCCTGATGCGCAAGCTGTCCTTCCAGTTGCCGCTAAAGGCTGGGTATTCGGAGGGGTGCATGTTTTGGACCCGACGGCCATCGGAATCCCATGTTCCACATCCGTAATCAGCGACCGGAAGCTCTTCATAGCGGAACCACAATCCGCTCTGATCCATCGCAATCGCCTTCACCCAGTCCCGCTCCTTGCTCCAATCCACGACAGGCGCGTCGATCCATGGAGAAACAAGGTCGTCAGCGCATTCGTGAGTTAGGAAGATTCGGCCGTCATCCAAATGGTGTGAAACGATAACTTCATGCCTTGGCTCACCGTCATCTAAGTACGAAATCACAGGCCAATCGCCAGGCGCATCCACGCACAACACCCGCGCCTTGCGTCCATCGCGAGTCTTCCAATATCCAACTGTGATGTTCACTTCGCACCCCCCATCTGCGGCAGGAGTTGGAGAACGATGGCGGCATGCTCATCAGACAACGCGCTCAACTTGTCGCCCTGCTTGATGTAGCCGCGACCGACGAGGATCGGCTCAAGCTCGGACCATTTCACGCCGCGATCTTTGACCGCGTCGCGGACCTGCTCTTGAAGCGTTGGCATCAAAACTTCAGGCCTTGTTTGATCCGCCCCATTTACCAACTCTTCCGGCTTCACAAACGCAATCTCCGCCGGCGCAGGCGTCACGTTGCGGACGGTGCGCGGCTTGGCTTCCGCAATGTCAACGCCTTCGTCCTCGTCGTGGATTCCGGAGAATCCAAACGCGTACCTTGCCGCCTGAATCAGGGCCTTGTGACGCAGCATGCGCCGAGGCATTGTTCGCCACGGCTCCGTTCCTCGCTGGCATTCTGAGTAATACTCGGTTACGGATACCGGCTTGGACCTACTTTTGATGTAGATCGTGCAAGTAACGCTGTGCGGCTTCCCGTCCTCGTCGTGCGCCGTGAACTCGATCCCGTCCAGGTCCGTCCTGCGGTTCACGAGCTTGGCCCAGCCGTCAATTCCAACAACGGCTGTAATGCCGCCAGCCTTGTTTGGGTAGGCGTGTATTTCGCGCAAGAACGGGTTCAGTCCGTACTCGTGCGCCACCATGCAGAACGCTGCAAGGTCCTCGTCGGAAACCTGCGATTCCCCGCTGGAGCGCTTTGGCATCACAGTCGCCTTAAGCGTCGCAAGGAACTTAGCAGGCTCCACGTTGTACTGCGCCGCCATCTCGCCAATGAGCGTCGGCCTGACTGCAATTTGATTCTCGGTTGACATGTTATTTGGTCTCCAAATCACTCGGGCCACACGATGCTCGCTGGCTGCGTCTTCGCCCAGAATGCGCGGGCGATGGTTTCGTCTCCGTTTGCCAGGTGCAGGTATTCCGCCTTTCGAGCATCGTTCACGCTCTTGTCGTACGCCGCTTGGCGCAGCGCGCTGACGCGGGACACGCACTCGTCTGCGATGGCGTCAAAATCCTTGGTGTCCTCGAAGAACTCTTCAAACTTAGCACCTTTTCGCTCTCCGTTTGAGACGCCAACGTACACAGTTTCAATCGTTGGAGTCGCGGATTGGATCTTGGCTTTCGGAGTTCCGTAGCTGGTTTCCTCAATGCGAACGACACCCTCCATGGCGGCGAGAGCCTTGGCTTCGTCCAGCCATCCAAACGCAGAGCGATGGTAGGATTCGGCAAACCGGAAAACGCGGATGAACTCGGCGGGCCGTTCGTATCCGCGCCATTCCGATTGCCGCAACGCCTCTGGAAGCGTGAGAGGCGGCTTGACGCCACGCTCGATGGCTTCCAATCGGATTGCAATGTTGAGCTGTTCGTTGTCGAGGTTCAGCACCTCGGCGTCCGTGAGTTGATCGAATGGTTTCATGTTATTTGACCTGTTTGAATGCGCCCCCGATGGGCAAAAGATGTTTGAACGAATTGCGCCTGACGTTCTCAGCCCGACGCGTTGCGACGTAGATCACCAGCGCGTTTGCGCCGATGAAGAGCAGCCATTGCAAGACCTCAATCATGCTGCCCCCTTGCGAGGTTGCGCCAGTACTCCGCGGATTTTCGGTAAGCCTCGGCGCGTTTCATTGCCATGTTGACCGCGAGGCAAGCCAGGGCTGCTGTCACGATCACAAGCCCGCCCATCGCTACGATCCATTGTTGTGATGCTTGGTCCATATGTCAGAAAGTAATCCGCAACCCCTACTCACTCCCTAACCCCTCCACAGTTTTCGAGGTTGCGGAAATTGAACGCCGTCACCCGCCCCATGAGGCCCAACAACAGGTTGGGCTCAGTCAACCACCTATGTCCTTACGGGTGACGGCGAAAAGTGTTAAACAGAACCGCTCCAGATCGACCGCGCCAACCTGAACAGATTGGCAGCCTCGGCGTGGTCAGCGGACACGCGGTCAAGGATGACAGCGCGCAAAGCTACGCGACGCCAACCGAGGGCGAGACGGGCAGCCTTGGCGGCTTGGCCGGTGTAAAGGGGGATAGGTGTCATGGGGTGATGATGTCGAAGTGTTGACGATTGGCAACAGGGAAATCAAACGGCAATCATCAATCCATCGCGCCCCATTACCAAACGGTCTCCGGTCTCATCGTCCTCGACCCAGAGAGTTGCACCATCCGCGATTTGCTCATGGGAGATTTTCACGGCCAGCATGCAGTATGCGTCAATGAGGCTTGCAGCGACCAAGGTGCCGGATGCGCAGTCGGTGGCGTAGGTGTATGTCTTGCTCATAGTGTCTTTCGTTGTGCGTTTCGTTGACGTGCTGACAATGCATTCAGCGTTCCCATCTGGCAACACCTATTTTTCACACACCATCGCAACCGCTCGCAATGCAACGGCTTCCAACGCGAACAAAATCTTCGCACTCGGTGAACGCTCGCCGTTCAAGATGCGTGAAACGGTGCTTTTCGCGACGCCTGCGCGCCTTGCGACTTCGTTCTGTCCGAGTTTCGTCTTCCGCATCGCCCGCTTGATTGCGGCAATCCTGTTCTGCAATTCGCCCATGGCGGGACGTTGCCACGCGGAAACGCTGTTGACAAGAGGGAACAGGGTGGGCAGTATGCGCGTCCGTATGGAAACAAGCAATCAAGTGGACTTCGGATCCGCCATTCGCGCTCTGAGGGAAGGAAAGAAAGTCACCCGTAGCGGCTGGAATGGGAAAGGCATGTACCTCTGGCTTCTCCCGGAAGCTCGGGTACCAGCCGACTGGTGCAAGGAGCCTCACCTCAAGCAGCTCGCCGAAAACAACCCGGACGGATCAAAGGAAATGCACTGCCTCCCCTCGATCCGAATGAAGACCGCAGACGGAAAGGTGCTCACCGGATGGCTTGCATCGCAAACCGACATCTTCGCTGAGGACTGGCTGATTTTGCGTGATTGATTTTTGCTGCCGGTGCGCCGGAACTACTGAGCTTCGTTCGGACGCGGACGACCATCAGCCGGGACGGCAGCATTCAATTTCCCGCCGCGCAGAAAGCCGAGCCCAGCCATCACCCAGGGTTGCCGTAGTGAATCGGCATTGAGTTGGCTCCCAGAAATAACGGTAATCGGCCTCACGGCGCGGCGGGATACAATGCGCGATCCTCTAATCAAGACCCCGGCCTGCCGGGAAATGTGGGTATCAAATCCCTCTCGCGCTTCAATCTCATGAGCAATCAAAGACACGCATACCACTGGTTCGGCTGCATTCTCGTCAGCAGGGGCGCGTACAAATCCGACGACAACCACAACGTCATCGCGATTGATGACGCGACGTTCCGACGCATCTGGGAAGACCGCGGAAACATCGAGCTGCCAGACGGGGTTGACGCTCACGTTATCGGATTCGAGCAAGCCCCATACGAAAACGGGAGCGTCGATAATCCTGCCAGGGAATGCATGTTCCTCGCCGTCGGCCACACGTTCACCGAAGGCTGGCAATGGTACGGGACAACGGTGCCGCATATCGAGACGACGGACCTGGAGTTGCGCAACGCGAAGTTTGCCGACGCCATGCGCCGAGCCTACGACATTTCGATCCCTGAACCGCTGCCGATGATCGGGGTGGCTTCGGAGCATTGACCAAGGAGCAAAGGAATAGCATGGAAGCATTATTCGGCAGCCTAGCAGGCCAAACCATCAAGCGAATCGACGCATCCGTCGGTGGCAAAGTTGTGATCATCGAAACAGACAATGGAGCGTTTCGACTGCATCACATCCAAGACTGTTGCGAGAGCGTCAGCGTGGAATCCATTGTTGGCGATCTGGAATCCGTGATCGGTAGCGTTGCAACGCTTGCGGAGGAGGACTTGGAATCCGGAGGCGGTAAGTATGGGTGCACTTGGACGCGCACCAAGTTCTTCATTGAGGCTGGCGGGAATCGCGTCGAGATCGTCTTTCTCGGGGAGAGCAACGGCTACTATTCTGAGAGCGTTTCGATCCACTTCAACGAAACCCAAGGAACAAAGGAAGAACCAAGATGAAACCAATCCCAATCGGGGAGCTGACGGAGGCTGTCCGAACTGGCAAGCCATCCATCCAGTACAAGATCGACGCAGGCTCGTACGAGGTGCGCACATTTCAGGGTGCGGACTTCATTTGGATCGTGGAGGGAGCTGAAATGATTCAGGTCCACAACCCAACCCTGGCCGAAGCCATTCGCGAAAGGTGTGAGGGATGAAAAAGGCAACCAAACCAACAGGGAGCATCCCAGCCCACATTCAAGGTTGGCTTGAGGTCAACGGCGAAGAATGTTGGCCGCTCCTCGTGTGCGATACGTGCGGCGGCTGGGTTTCGTACATCGACCACCTAGCCCCGTATCACACGGAGGCGAACACTTGCGAGCGGTGTGACGCTACGACACCGGACAAGCCATCCCCCACGCCCACGGCTCCACCCTCGCCGGGTTGCACGGCCGCCCGTTCTTCGGGTGAACGCATTTGGACCGCTGGGCGTGGAACCACTCGCACGCCTCGCATTGCGAGCGCGTAGGGGGATGCTTGCGCGTTGGCAGGGTCACCTTTGCGCCAATGACCTTGCCGTGGAATGTGACTAGGCGTTTCACGAGTTGAGCTTGCGAACAACCCACGCCGAAAGCGGCTTGTTTGACGCCTTCGCCTTGCGTTTCCACTGGGCAAGGAACTCTCTAGGTACGCGCATGTTGAGCGCGGAGTTTGCGCGTTTGCCGTGGTTGTGCGCGGCTTTTCGGCCTCGGGTTTCGGGTTTCATGTCAGGACACAAACCCGCGTTGACCCTCTGGCAGCTTTCGGATGTGGCTGACAATGGCCCTGTGGCCAAGCTCGCAGCCAAGCTCACGGCACTTCTCCAGCGCCAACGCCACGTCTCCGCCCGCACGCTCAAACGCCAGCACAGTCCAGACCGCCGTGAGACGGCCGACGTTTTCGGATTCCAGACCTGCTACAACTTCCGCAATTTCAATTTGCATGCCGACAACCTACCGCATGCCGCGCATTTGTCTACACAATTCTACTCCTCCACCTCATCCTCAAACGGCACGCGCAGAATCAGTGTCCCTGTCACCCCGAACTCGTCAGCAAGTACAGGCTGGTACGTGTCCGTGATGATGATTGGCGTGGAGCAATTAGACGCCCCATTCTGCGAGCCGTACAGGACAGCAGTCCCAATGGCGGGAATCTTCGTCCGCCCCGTGTTCGGCAGGATTTCACACGTCACGTTGTTCGGCCCGTAGGTGTCCAACCTCCACGCGTTGCCGCCGGAAACCTCCCACCCTTGCAACCCTGCGCAGAGCGTGCCGTCCGCATACGGGACAACCGTGTGCTCCTCGCGCTGCTCCTGATACTGCCGACGCCAGACCATTTCCCCGTTGGTGTTGAGCATGTCGCGCCACGTCTCCGGAATAGCCTCAATTGCGTCAGGGTCCACCAGCTCGAAACGGTACTCGTCTTCGTGAACGGTGTTTTCCACGAGGTAGAGCGGCCCAGCTCCACCCGCAGAGCACGCGAAGCCGGAGGCGAAGTTCACTTGGTTGCTGCCCTGCATCGTGGTCGCAGGTCCCCAGGTGCTGGTCATCGTTGTGGGTGAAACGCCACCACCCGCGAACTGTGCGCGCCACCCGCCAAGGCCAGACGTGGAGCAATCGGACGCGCTCCCATCGAACGCCGCAACGGCTCCGACGTATTTTGGGTCGTTGGTCTCGTCGTAGGGTTGCGTTTCAAACTGGAACGGCAGAGACACGCGCACGCGGGTCAGCTTGTTCACCGCCTTCGCAAACTGGTTCCACGTCTCGGCAGCAAGGCGCACCGTCGGGAGGGGCCCGTAACCTATAGGTGAGTCCTCGCGCACGTCGTCAGGTCCAAGTGCGTCAGTATCGACGGTTGGCATCGTGGTGATCGAAGTGCCTTGGAACGCGTCGAAGCAGAGGTTTTGGAACGTGTAGTCAAAGACCGCGGTAACGCCAACAGCGCACCCGTAGTCTATGCTCGTCTGACCGTCCACGTACCCCTCGCACATTGCGCGGATATACGTCTCCGCCTGTAGCATGACGTCGTGACGGATTGGCGTGTCTGACCTGCTGGCCGTGTCGTTGCCGTCGTCGTATGGCTTAGGGAGCAACTGGACGAGCCAGATGTGAGGGAAACAACTGCCGTAAGGGTTGTCCGGCAGGAGTTGCACGTTTGAGCCGCTAGCCGCATTCCCTGGCCCTGTGCGCTCGCAATTTAGGGACGTGTCATCCTTCCAAGCTAGGTATTCGCGAATGGCGTTTTCGTCGGTCCTGTAGTTCTGCGCCTCTGTCAGTAGCGCGGCAAGATCCCATGTCGAGATGTCGCGGTCTATGCTCGCGGGCGCGGTCTCGTGATGGTGGAAGCGCGTGGCGAACGTAATCTTGACCTGAGTTTCGCCGTCCACAACGACGGTCTCCGCGGATTCGATTTCCAACGGAGGCTCATAGATGCGGCAGGACTTGTAGAACTCATCGACGGGCGCGGCGGTGTTGAGGTTCTTGCTGTAGCGGTATCCGGTTGCGCCCTCGGGCGCGAGGAAGCTGTCAACGTCGCTGGGGAAGTTGGCATTGAAGTGCCGCTTGAGTTCTGCGCTCGTGAACGAAGACGCATAGAACGCGCAACGGTCGGACGTGCTCCAATACTCTGCGTACCCCTCCTGCGACCAGAGCGAGGTTGGCGAAGGGTGGTAGGCGGCAAAGCGGGCGAAGGCGCACCACTCGTTCGTATAGCCTTGGCGCGGGGCTTCGTGCTCGATCTCGTCGCGAATGCCTTTCAGGACGTCGCACTCCGGAAGTTCGACGATGCTTTGGTAAAACGGGTTCACCCACAGGACCGATTTGCCGTCCACGACGGCGTAGCCTTTGACTTGTGACGGGTGCAGGCATCGGACAACGCGAGACAGCCGTCGGAACTTATCAAAGACGGCGTTCGTGTCGATCTGCCGGTCTTCCATCGGCGGCAGTTCGTTGTCTCCGCTGAGTTTCGGAATGACGCCTAGGGTGCTGTACGCCTCCCAGATTTCGTTGGCGTTGGCGACGCTTCGGCCGGACCCGTCAATGTCGGATGCGCTGTTTGCGCCAGCAAGGCGCAGGAGCGTCCAGAGGTCGTGAACGCCAGGGCGATAAGCGAACGTCTCCGCAAGCTCGTAGGACACCGTGACGCTCGCGCCTGACACGGACGAGACGGAGACCTCAAGGTCCTCTGCGCCTTGGGTGAACAATGCCAGCGCGCTGCCGGATTGGCTTCCGACGGTAGCCTTGCCGACGACGACGCCCGCGCTCGTGAACGTGACGGTTGCCGCCTGAATGGTGCCGGTTACGCGGACGATGGCGCACGAGAACCAACATCCGCTCTGCGCAAAGTGCGAGCCGATGACACCGGACACCGTAGCGCCAGAGCGTGAGCCTTGCGTGTACTGCGGGATCACCTCGTCATTGATGGTGTATCCGCGGGCGGGTGCGAGGTAGTAGGGGCGCGTGAGGAATGCGGCGATGTCGAAGGCTTTACCAAGCCACCGAGGACCGCCTTTGTTCTCGCCCTCAACCCGTGCTTCATCGCCTCGGAACTCGCCGGCAAACGCGCTCAACACTCGCGGCAGGTGCTCGCTGTACGTTTTCCGCAACGCTGCGCCTGATTCATATGGACCTTCGATCCATTTGGCGCGGTCAAAGTAGAACATCGTCCCATCGTTCAGGGTGACCCAAAAGGCGAGCGGCATTTGCCATATCCCTGCGATGTGCGTCGGCTCGTCGGGGCACGTGCCGTCGAACGTCTGGCGCTCCTCGGTCTCGACGTTGGTGAAGTAGATCTCGAAGTTCGGCGACGCGTCAGGGTCCAAGCAATCGCCGAGGAATAACGGCGTCGGTTGGAATCCGCCGTAGGCATTCCCGAAGATCGACGTTCCGCCGTAGACGATGCGGAACGCGTGGCGCGCGGCGTCGAACGTGGGCGAACTCCATTCTTCCGTGGCTGGATTGAACGCGCCCCGCTGCTGTTTCGCCAACTCCCATGCCTGCTCTGCGTCCGTTACCGTAGCCATCGGGACGGCGTATGCGTCAGCCTCGGCGGGGAATGAGCCTTGCCCGTAGACGTAGAGACCGAGCGGATTGGAAGTGGAAACGCCGCCGATGCTGCCGGCGAACGGCAGGTTGAGCGGCTCGTCGAGCATCTGGATCGAGTGGAAGAACTCGGCGTCAGTCTGGCCCATGACGCGGAATTGCCGCGCCAACGCGAGGTAGTAGTACGCAACGCGCCAAGCCCCGTCCCCAAGACCGGAGGCGAGGCGCGCATTCAGGCCATCGGCCAACCCTGCAAGCTGTGTGGATGTTACCGGGTCGCCAGACTCAACTTCTGGAACTCGCGGGAACGAGATCACACTTCAGCAATCCAGAATTGAATCGGGGTTGCCGCTGTAGAGGAGGCCACGTAAAGCGTGCTGGATGGGACGCGGGTCAGAAAGCAAGACTCTCCGGAGGTCAGCTTGGACAGAACGTGAGAAGCGGGCGGCCCTCCGTTATCCTTGGAGACGGTCAAGGTTCCGCTTGCGCCGTTGTGCTTGATGACAAGATACACGTCACCTGCAATGTCCGCCGGAACGTCCAGCGCCTCAATGTCGTTTGCGGCTGTTGAAACAAACTGCGTGACGGTTGCCATGTCCGCTCCGGTCATGTCGATCACGTCGGAAAGAGTTCCGGTCGCGATTGCTGCGCCACCTTTGGCGACCTGCAAACTCATGCTCACCCTAATTTCATCTGCCATATGTTCTCCTTGTTTCTATCAGCCCCAACGCGGGGTTGAATCCGACTGTTTCGCGGTCACCCGCGGCTTCTGAAATGTTCCACGCGTCGTTCGTTGCGTGAGTGTGCCCGGTGTGCGATTGGCCAGGAGCCTCCGCATGCGTGTGTTGTCAACTCGCGGTTTCATAGAGCATGGTGCTGTATTCCTCCGCCCACCAGTATTCCACGCGATAGACCCATCGCCCGTCTGGCTGCTGGCTCGCTGATGGGGTTTTTTTCTGCCAGTAGCCATCTGGCAGCGTTGCGCGGAGGTTTATCGGTATCGTGGTTTCAACTGACACCAGCTGCGCGGAAGTGAAGATCTTGTTAGCGTTTGCGAACGATGGCGCAATCGTCGTTCCGGCAGGGACCGTGATGGATCGGCGGAGGACGTAGGCGGAGACCGCGAAGCTCTGGGTGCCTGCGGCAAGGTCGCTGACGATTAGATCAACGATAGCCTCATCGCTCGCGCTTAGTCCTGAACCTGGGCCGCCGGCTAGCACTTCCGCTACTTCGTTTTTGAAATCTGACTCCTTCCCGCCTTCTCTCACGTATCGCTCGAAAATGGCGCGCACGTTTGCGCGCTGCGTCAGGTTCAACGCTCCAAGCCACGCGTTGACCGCTGGAGCGCTCCAGTAGTCCTTTTCTAGGTCGTTCCCATCCAGCTCCCACAGGTCATTCAGGATCGTGTCCGCCGTTGCGTCAGGTTCAACAGCCAGCGTCGTGACGATGGAATAAGGCGACTCGCCAAGCGGCTCCACCTCATAGGCGTATCCATTCGCACGCAACGACGCGGTGAAGGCCGCGACGGACGCGTTTAGGAGTTTCGTCCTAGGGTTGGTGACGAAGCCACCGCGAGGCGTCCAGCGTTGCGCTGGCTGTAGACTGATGCTGTCGTATGTGCCCTGATGCTGTGCCATTACTCGTTGTGGTATTGGATGGCGTCGCGGGTTTCACGCATGGCGCTCAAAAGCTGGCGCATGCCTTGGGCAGTCTCTCGCGTGTTGGCCTCGATGTTCCGAAGCGCGCCAACCTCTGGGCGTCCGCCGACGAATAGACCGATACGGGAAAGGGCGTCGCCTTGCGTGCCAAGGGAGATTGCCGACGTTGCGGGGACGGTTGCTGCTGCGGATGCAGGTGGAACCGTGGTTACACCTCGGCGCTTGCGGAGCGCTTCTTGCAGGTCGGCAGGTTCGGTCTTTTCGCCTTCGGTGTCCTTCACCCCAAAAAACTCCGCATTGATCATCCCAAGCCTTCCAAGAAACCCGAGGTCTTTGCGCTCGAATGCGCGCCTGTTTATGTCCATCATCTTGGACGGATTCAGCATGGTGGCAAAAGCGCCCAAGAATCGAAGGCCTTTTTCCATGACTGGAGCGGCTGCCGCCTTTGAATAGCGCGCAGCCTCTTCAAGGCCCGCGTTTACCTCATCAATCTTTTGGATTTGATCTTCATCAATGAGCTTGATCGGACCCTGCTTGTGTAACTCTGTAAAAATGTTCCTGAGAATGGTAGCCTTCTTTCCAAGAAGCTCAAACGCCGCCGCGTTCTTCTCCACGCTCTTAGATGACTCTTCCGTTGCGCGTTGAAGAATTGAAAGCGCGGAGTCGCCGGGATTGGCTCCCAGCACGTCAAATAGGCCAGCGGCTTTCGGATCACCAGAAAGCGCCTCCGCCTTCTTTGCTTCAATCTTCTGCAACGCCGTCGTGATGACGCCAAACTTTACGCCTGCGTCATTCGCGGCTTTCTGTAGCCGCTGGACGTCATCGGTGCTGATTTCGAGCTGGTCCGAAAGGTCTTTGATTTCGTCCACCGATTGGCGAACGGAGCTGATGAAGTTGCCAACCGCAGACACAACAGCGCCCGCGGCAAACGCGCCAGCGATGCGTTTAGTCAGCTCGTTGCCGATGCCGGCAAATTGCTTCTCGGTCTGCTTTGCTAGACCGGCAACCGCACGTTGAACGCCTGACGCGTCCGCCGTGAACTTGATCCCCATCCCTAGCATGAGAATTCCCCTTTCTTGGCGCGCTCCAGAAGCTCCTTACCGTGCTCTTCCATGCGCTTCAACTCGTCATCCGTCACGCCTTCACTGATGGAGATATGCCCCTCAGCTTCCATGTACGACAGGTAGTCCCACATGGCTTGCAGGAATGGCGTGTCGTCAACGGATTGCGGCGAATAACCCAGCTTGGAAATGAGGATGGTGCGAAGGTGTTGGTAGAACGGTGAACCAACAGCCTTGCCGTTCTCGTCTTTGTGGTTGCTGTAGTACTCTGGCACCAGTGTGGCCGCGTCCAGGTAGTCGCGGATTGCCTCAACGGCGGCGGTGACCTCGATGGGGTTGGCAAGGAGTCGCCGCTTGCGATTTGTCCAAAGCACCAAAGACCACTCAAGGAAGCGTGAGCAAAGCCACTTGTCCGCCTCTGCCGCCGTCTTGAATCGGCACAACAGCGCAAATAGGAGCGCCTGCGAGCCGTCGCCAATCTCTGACAGTTCCAGCCGATCCAAAAGCCGCGCATGGCCCACGGTAAACGTAGCCATGCGGATGCCGAGGACGCGGTAAACGTCCGGCAACGTGAGACGGCGATGGAGTTCGGCGGCGGTCACGTAGTGATTCCGGCCCCAGGTGTAAATCCGGCGTACTTCTTCAGGCTCAACCGAAAGCTCACCTTGTCCGACGTGCTCTTGTTCTTGGCTGCGCTCATGACGGTATATGGGCCGGCAATGTCGGTATCGCCAGAGTCGGTAAGGGTCACGGTTGTGCCGACGTTTGGCATTGCCTCGCAAGCTTCTTTCGCGTGGGCCAGCGTTGCGCCGGCCGGGTACACGTCGAGTTCAAGAGTCTTGGTCTGGTTGAAATGAGTCAACCCGACAACCTCGCCGCTAGTGTCGCGGTGCTCAATTACCTCCGCGTCCTCGGTGTAGGTCTGCGATGTCTGGCGAAGCACGCCAGCGCCCGCGCTTGGGTTGGTCGTGCTGATTCCCCAGACGACGCCGATTCCTTGATATGTTGGCATACTACGCGTTCTCCAATCCCGCGCAGTATAGGCGCAGGCTAAGTTTGTTTACCCTCGCCCGATCATCGAATGAAGACTCAACGGTCCTGTCCGTTGTGCCCATGATCAGACATTCAAAAGTCTCGTCCGTTGCCACGTTGATTGCGTCCTGCAATTCGCTTGGGTGGTCGAACCACAACAGCTCTTTCACGGTGTCCGTCTGGTCTTTTAGGAGCGTGTACGCGCCAGCATCTTCCGACGCGACAACCACGGAAACAGACAACGTGATGAACTCGTTTCCGGTTTCGTAATCCTCCTGCCCGTCTTCCGCTTCAACCATGATCAGCGGGAGCGTCTTCTCCTCGCCAGTCTCGCCACGCGTGAACCTGATTTGCGTCTCGCCGCTGCTGACGTTGTAGCCGCCGGCCGTCAACGCGTCGACGCTCCACCCGTTCGCCGTATAGGAGGCGATCAGATAGGCTAGAACCATTTTCTGGAGCTGTTCGGCAATCACGCGTTTTCCTTCTTCTTTGCGGCCTTGAATGCGGCCTCGATCTGCTTCTGGATGTTCCGCTGCCGGTTCTTCCACGCGCGCTCGACAATCCGCAACTCGCGCCCTGACGCCTGAATGAACGGCACGCTGTTGCGGACTTCTACCCCAAAACGATCTTGCGAGCCAGTTTCATGATACGTGCCAGAGTTCGCGCCTTTACCTTTCTTGATCCAACGTGGAATAGGCAGCTTGAGTGCGGATGCAGCTTTCACCCATCCAGATTTTGCCGCGCCGACGCTGGCTAGTTTGCGTTCCAAGATTCGGCGTAACTCCGGATCCTCTGGCAGAGTCTTTAGGCCATTCAACGCAGGGTTGTAGGACGGCAGAACGCCGTCATGCAGGATTGTTGGCCTGTTACCCTTTGGAACCGCGCCCCGTTTGTTGCGCTTGCCCTGCCACGTCATGCCTAGCGCGGACATCTGCAACCCGTCCGTCTTGCGCTTCAGCTTGGTGAGCAGAAGCTCGTTTGCCTGCGCGGCTTTGCCGTTCGCGACAAGGCGCGTTATCTCGCGGCCAAAGCGCCCAATGCAAAGCTCGCGCATGCTGGAGGCTTCTAGGAAGACGCGCTTTCGATCCCTGTAAACCGCTTCCTTGCCGATCTCCAACTGCGTCGCGAACGGCTCCGTGATGGGCGCGTCACCAAATGGAGGCGTGAATCGGATTGCGTCACGCACGAAAAGTTTGGCCTGACCGCGCAACGTCACCTCCATCGTCTGTTCCATGATGCGCGAGAGTTTGCGCACCTGACTAGACCAATGGCCGTGATCGACGTATGCCTTTATCATCGGTCAACGGATTGGAGGATGAACGTGACGCCTGTGGAATCCATGCTGCGCTCGGTCACCCTGTAGAGGTTTCCGTCGCATGTAATCCGCTGGCCGATGGCTGGCATGCGGTAGCCGGTTTCAGTGTCGAGGCTTCCGCCCTGTTCCAAGTCCAACTCTTCGCCGGACTCAGTGAGCAATGCAGTCCCGTCGAACTGAGCGCGAGGCGCGAAGATGACGCCATCAAAGTCAGGCATGAGTCCGCCAACCTCTGGCTTGGTTGCGTCCTTGTGCCGGTCCAAGACGCCAACCAACTCCTCGGCGGGATCCAAGCCGACAATGCGGAAGGTGGTGCCAAACTCGTCCAGAGCTTGGTCCTGGCCTTCTGCGATGAAGTCGTCAAATGCGCTCACAGCTTGCGGTCCAGCTCGGCCTCCGCCTCTCGGCGGTATTCGTCAGCAGACTTGCGAGCGATGGCGAACAGTCCAGACCACTCCGACGCGGTTGGGGTTTTGCCTGACGACATCCAGCTTTGAATGGTCTGCGCAACGTCCGGCCCGTAGCGCAACAGCAACTCGGCAACGATGATGACAGTGCTCATTTCTGGAGTTCCTTGGTGATCTTGAGAAGTGCGGCAGCGGCTTGCGAAGCGTCCGGAGGAATCTGACCCGCGCCCATTGCGGCAACCTCAACACCGGCCATGGCGGCTTGGTATTTACCGTAAGCCTCACGCACCCGCCCGTCCTTGCGAATCAGGTCGGCTCGCTGGCTGCCTTGGTCAATCGGCGGAAGCGCGGCAACTCGTCGCTCCTCGGCGACCAGCCAACGGTACCACTCCTTTAGAGCGATGTCGACGGACTTGACGACGCCCTCGGTGCTGTTGAACGCGATCTGTTGAGGCGTCGCCTTGCAGCCGGTCATGACGACGGGTGCAGCGCATAGGCCAACTAGGAGGATGAGGAGTTGGATGGTTTTCATTTGGTAGCAGCTTCAACGAACAGTTCGTCAACGTAAGCCGATGTCCAACCTAGAATTGCCTGCATCGCGGCAATCAGGCTGGAGGCTCTGGAGATCGTCGGCTTGTGGTTCCATCGGTTGCCGGCAATCGTGCGCTGCGGCTCCGATAGATTGGCAAGCGCGGCTTCGATTGCCGCGGTGTGCCCGCGAGTCATGCACACCTCGCGAAGCGCCCACGTGGGGACTTCCTGCGGAACCGGCACCGGCTCCGGTTGCGCCATCATTGACTCAACCTCAGCACGCGTCGGCCTGCTCTGCGATTGGTCCTGCCATTCAAGACCGCTGTAGTCAGGCCCTCTGAGGGTCCACTTGGCACCGGGCCTAAGAACGTGAATTGCGGATTCGATTCTCATGACAAGCTCAGTTCAGTTGCCGAGAGGGTGTATTGCTGGGCGCCGTTGTAGAGCTGCGTCGATGATGCTTGATTCCAGTACAGCGTGACGAACTGGCTGCCTGCGCGGATTTTCGCTGTCTTGGCTCCTGTCCACGACGGAACGTAGAATGTGAAATGACACGCGTTCACGAATCCCTGCGAGATACTGTGAGCAAGCGCCGCTGTTGCGTTAGCATCGCTGTCGAAGAACAGGGCAACTCCAACGGTGTTTTGCAGGTTGAGCGCCAACTGAATATCCAAGTCAATCCGAATAACACTGCTCGCGCTGGACGGCGTGAACGGCCCAAGGGTAATTATTTCAGCTCCCTCGCTGCTTTGAGGCGTGGTGTTGTCTAGGGGTATCGTTGCCGTCGTTGAGCCGGGGACACTGGACGTGTTGCGCCAGACGTTAAGGACTTTTCCGGCTCCAACCGTCACCGGCACCCACGCCGTCCCGTTCCATTGCGCAACCTGCCCGGTCGTTGCTCCGCTTTGAGTTAGGTTGGAAAGCGTGTGAGTGTGAGCGGCTGGCGTGAACGTAGACGGAATGTCCTCGATGTCCTCCAGATAGCTTATGACGGCTGGAACCCAGTTCGCTCCATCCCACTTGTAGTAATTGCCTGTCGCTGCTCCGTTCTGCGCCAGCGTTGTCGCGTTTCCGCCTGCGGACGTTGTGACGGGCCCCGTCAACGCCGCTCGTCGCAACTGCCCGCCGTGAAACTCAAGTCCGCCGTCGACGCTGATTTCTTGGACATCGCCAGCCGTCCCGGTGTGGCGTCCCAGAAGTTTGGTTGCGCCAACCTCGAAGAGTTTTCCGGCCGTGATTGCGCGTGCGTCAACGGTCCAGACGGAACCGCTACCGCTTACAGTCACGTCGCCCTTGTCGCCGTCCGTAATGCCAGACCCGCCTACCGTCTGAGTCCCGATAACGCGCTCCACCTGCAATTCGATAGCCGCGCCCACGGCATGCGTTTCAGCAATGCCGTCAGCGATTACCAATGCGCATTCGTATACGTTCATGACATCGGTGAATTGAACACGGCGACGCGGAAAGTTTTCGTCTCAAATGGCAGGCTTCCGGACGTGGTAATCCGCCAGCTTGCGAAATGCGGAATGTTGGCCGTCAGCGTTGCGGTGTCCGTTCCGTCAGCCGTGAAAACCATGGTTGCACTGCCGTCCGTTTCGACGGTCAGACTTCCGGGATCGAACGTGAACGCAACCGTGCCGTCCTCCTTCGTGATGCGCCCGGAGCCGGTGCTTGACGCCCACGAAATCAGGTCGTCAGCGGGCAGCGCGACGCGCATCTGGAATCCGCTTCCGCGGATGATTTCCAGCGTTGGGCACGCAAGCAGCGTGTTGCTGTTAGGAGTGGTTACTGTCGGCATTCTTGTCCTTCCTCAGGAAGATGGTATCTGCGCCAACCTTGGCTTGCCGCCACGCCTGATTTCCCCACACGGCACCGAAGCCGGAGACCGCGCCTTTGACAACGGACGCCCTTGATGGACCATCTAGGAGGCACGTGGCCCCAATGCCAACGGCGACCAGGGCGAAAGGGATGGTCCAATCTGGGATTGCGGGAATACCTTTCAGTGCTCGACCGAATCCGATGCAGATGATGGCAACGCTTCCACCTTCAATGATGTGGTCTAGTTCGTTCATGCGGTTGGTGCTCCTGGGACGCCCGGATCACTCGCAAGCATCTCCTTCATTTTGGGAATCCGAACGGAAGGGGGCAGCGTGCCGGGTGGTGGCGGCTTTGGGATTTTCGCCCGTTTGGCCAGCGCGTCCAGACGCGCAGACTGGGATTCCGTCAGCGCGATGCCGCAGCACGGGTGCGCTTCGAGGTCGCACTTCTCATCCCACTCAGCATCCGTCAACGGTGTAAGGTTTTGACTCATCGGTTACCCCATCCTTCTGCGGTTTGCTTGCCTGCGCCGGCGATTCCTGCCTTGGCTTCAATCTTGATCAGCCTGCGCTCATGGTCCTCAAATTTCTTCTCGAACGCATTGATCTTGGCCTCAAGTTTGGCGTCCAGCTTACCAACGTCTTTTCTTGCGCCTCTCGTTTCGAGGTACACGCCGGTGGCAAACACGGCTCCCAGAGCAACGGATCCAAGGATTCCCCATAGGAGCCTGAGCGGGAGATTGACCCGCGTCGTTTCGTCGATGGTAGTTGGTGGCATGTTGCTTGATTGCTCAGGCTTCGATTGCCTTCAGGTAGCCGCGCAGGAAATCAGCTAGCTGCCAGTATCCGGTATTGATCGGGTGAACAGCGTTGGTTTGCCGCATGTAGGTTCCAGAGTTTCTGGCGTTGAAAACGCGAGACGTGAGCGGGAAATTGTTCACCGTGTCAACTGGAGCGTGGTAGGGCAGAAGGGTTACTTGCCCCACGATGACGGAGTCGTATGCGCTCAGTAAATGCGTGTGCCAAAGGTGCAGATTGCGAAGGTACCGCTTGCGCCACTGGAGATTGGGGTAGTTGGTTCCGAACGCGTCTTGCGATTCGGTGGGCGGAATCGTCATGCAAATGCCGATCCGGATTCCCGGAACCGCTGCTTTTATCGACGTGATCCACGACGCGAGTTGAGAGGCTGCGTTTGTTATCGCAGCGTTCACCGTTGCGTCCGTGAGGAAGCTGAACACGTCATTGATGCCGTGATTGATGATGACCCAATCACCAGACCCGAGCGTGATAGATTGAGCGGATAGATAGCTGGCGAAGTTGAAGCTGCCAGAGAAGAGGAACGGGGATCCAGTGCGGGACGTTCCATTGATTTGCGTCCACGCGCTGGTCGTGTCGGTCGAGAATCGGTTAATGCTCCACCCACCGATTGCCTCCATTGCCACGGCTCTCGACGTGCTCCCGGAATCATTCCCGTTACCCTGGTTGCTGCCGACCAGTGTCAGCGAATACTTGGAGTCGCTGGAAAACAGGTTCACGACTTCGGGAATGACGCCAAGGTCCGCAAACGTAGAGTCGCCAATGAACAGCACCTTGCGCGAGACGGCCGTCGTCGGGTGTGTCAGAGCAACGGTCTTCAACGTGCAGGACGCCGTTGCCAACTGCGTCGTGTGGTCGTGCGTCCATACGGTGATCGTCAACGTGGTGGTGCCGGCGTCCGAGCTTGTCGGAGTATAGCGCCATACGCCCTCAAACTGCGTGCCTTTCGTGCATGTAACGACGACGGACAGGTTGGACAGCGGGACGCTGGCATAGATGACGTTGTCCAGATAGACGTTCAACTCCCGACCTTCCAGCGCTGGCAGGATGTTTGCCGCATTCGTTGGGAGTTTGATGGAAACCGTCGGGGTTATCGAAAGCGTGGACGCGATGCGGTTGCGGAATTCCGCCGAAGGCTCGAACAATCCGCCCAGGTAGTTTGACAGGCCAACGCGACACCAGAGCGTCTGGTGGACAGTGTGATCAAGCCAAGTGCGTTGAATCCCAAGGCTGCCGCCTGTCGTGTAATGTGATTTCGGAGGCGCGGCAATGGTTGGGGTTGCCGTTCCGCCGAGCGTTCCAGACAGACCTACAAAGCCGTCGGTCGTCACCTCAAACCACACGTGACCGCTGACCGATCGGTCTAGCTGAAACGTGACTTCGCGCCACTCCTGGAATCTGCAACCAAGCCAAGTTTCCTCTGACCTAGCGATTATTGGCCACGTGCTTGGGTTGGTTGTTCCCCATGTCGTTTCGTCCGTCGGCATTTGCCGAATGATGACAACGCCTCTGCGCGGGACGTTGTTGGAATTGAACGACCAGAGAAGAAGGGATATAGAGTCAAAGGCCGTTGTCTGATTCCCGATATACGACCCGTGACCGGAGAACGTGGAGCCGGCAACGTTGCTTGCCCACGATGCCACGCCAACGCTCGCCGTTTCCGTGAGCCCCGGCTGGAACGATCCAAGTCGTTTGAGAAGCCGCGAGACTGGAGAGGCAAGCCTTGGGCTAAGTTCCGCAACACTAGCCCCGCCGTCAGGTGCCCAACCCCAGAACAGCAAAAGCCGCTGATTGGAGGACGCAATCAATGACGCCGGTGAAGACGTATTGATTCCCAGCGAGTGGTGGGTTTGCGGGAATGTCGGAGTAGCGAAAACCGGAACGCTGCCGATCAGTGTCAGGTCGTAGAATTGAGTCCGCCCGTTGGTGAAGAACTCGACGAAGATTTCAGAGCCTGAAGGAATTGAGGCGTTGAGCTGAACCGTAGTGAATAGCTGGACGTTCAGGTCTGATTCAAGAGCGCCCGTTCCAGTCGCCAGTATCGCGCCGCTGACATTGACGGCGCGAATGCGGACGAGGATTGAGTTGGGCGCGTAACCCGGTTGGCTGCTGAAGTATGGAATCGTTAGCCGGTCGAAAGCTGCGGTAGTTGTGCCAGCGTAGAATCCCCATCCAGTCAGGGTGTTTGCAATCGTCAGCGCCGGGAACCGCGAGACTCCCGGCATCTGAGTGGACCACGCAAAGCCAGCGCCTGGAAGCCGCTGGATGCCGCGGGAGATTGCTGGATCGACCGGTGCGCTTAGTACGCTCATACCGTGATTGTGAGGACGGGCTGAATGGTAACTGATCCGCTTGCGTTGCGAGTGACAGTGGGCTGCGTAATCGTCTTGCCGCTTGCTGTGTGCGTGATGGTGTAAGAGTCAATCGTCAGAAACACGGGGTTTTTGGAGGTTCTTGTGAACGTCCCAGTGCTCCCGTCTGGCCACGAAACTGTCGCCGTGGTCACAACATCGTCGGCGTCCCTTGTCGCTGATGTCAGGCTGTAGGCTCCAGACAAGGTCCAAGCCTTGAGTTTTTCGGTGCTTTCTACCGTATCCGTGAGGTCCGCGATCTTGATGCGCTTGGTGAGACCTGCCGACGCGTCAACGATGGGGATGTAATCGTTCGCCGGGTCAACTTGACCGGCAGTCATCAACGTCAGCTTGCTTGTCTTTGTGCCCATGTTGAGAAGTGGGGCCGGCAGGGAAACCCATGAAACCTGCCGACCCCGTGCGTTGCCTGTTAGGCGCGAAGCTTGAGCGTCGTGGAAAGCGCCGTCTGGTCGCCGGTGGTCGCGCTCATGGCGATGTTCATGCGGACGTATCGCCGCACATAAGTCGGCAACACGACAACGCGCTCCAAGGCTGCCGTGGCATTCGACGCGCCCGTAAGCACGATGGTCGAAAGCCCGGTGATGGCGGCAAAGCTGGAGTTGTCCGCCGAGTCCTGGAACGTGATGGTGATGGTCTGCCCGGTCGCCGTGGTGGTGGCGGGCACGTTCAACAGCAAATTCGTGTGCCGACTCACCCACTCAGGCGAAGCCGTGAGCAGGTCAATGGCGCTGGAATTAGCGTTGGTGTTCTGCGCGGGAAAAGCCCGCGTGATTGTCAGAAGAGCGTCTTCAACGGAATGAATCATGGTCGGTGTCTCCTTATTCGATGGCGTCGGTGTTGAGGATGGAGTCCGTGACGACAACAGGGATGCCGTTGTAGTCCGGAACGCTGGTCGCAAAGATTGGCGGCGTGCGACTGTTTGCCCCGGGCGCAACGCCGGGCTGCGAGAAGATCGTCACCGGGCGGGAGCGTGAAAGCTGCCCGTGCGACCGGCGGCTCATGAAGAACGCGTCCGGAGTGAAGCCGGTTGGGAAGCGCTCCAGCAACTGCGAGAGAAGCGAGTCGCTAGCAGTCTTTCCGGAGTCCGCCGTGACGTTGAGAATGCGGCCAACGCTGTTGATGTTGATCCGCTGCATTCCGATATAGGCCGTCAGCTCGGCAACCCGCCCAGCGAACTTGCCGCCGGTCGTGGAGTTGGTGAGTTGCTGGTCGCGGAACTCGGACAGCTCCAAGGTCTGGTTTGCGCCAAACACGAGGTGAATGTCCTGAATGCCGAACTTCACGGCATAGATGGAGGTGGCGGTTCCAGCGGTGGTGCCGGTCGCGTCCACGACGATCTCAGACAAGCCAGCGGCTGCGGTCTTAGGCGTGAACGCCTTCAGACCAACAAAGCCCTTCGCGTCGTACGCTGTGCCGTAGAAAATCTGCCGGCCGATGTAACGCATCGCGCCCTGGGCAATGCGGCTGGACTCGATGGACTCAAGACTCGGAAGCCCGGAGCCTTGCGAGGCGCGCTCGACGGCGAGGTCGATTTCAACCGCACCGCGGAAGATGCCGCAAGTGACCATCTCCTTGCGGAGCGTGGTCTTAGTCAGCGCGGGACCGTCGTTGGCGGCGGTAAATCCAACAGTGGGATCACCCGAAGCAATGACGGCTTCGTAATTGGTCCCGACGATCACCCGCGAAGGGAAGATCGACAGCTCCGGAGCGAACCGGAGATTCTCTTCAATGAGCCCGACGGCAACGTCGTTTTTCTGGAGTGCCGCGGCCTCAAGCATTGTATGCAGTGGCATGCTTGTCCTTTGTTAGTTGTTGCTGTTGCCAGCCTCGCGACGGGCGCGAAGCGCGGCCTCCACGCGGTCCAATCCGACCGCAGCGGGAGAGTGGTTGGTGTTCGCCTCGGCTCGCGCATTGTCGACCGGCTTGGTCTGACCCTGCGAAGCGAGGATCTCGGCAGCCTCCTTGGAAGCTGCGGTTTTGATGGCGGACGCGAAAAGCGTCTTGGCCTCGGCGGCGTCCTTGGGCGTGGTCTTCACCCCTGCCGTATCCAGAAACGCCTTGGCGATTCCTTCCTGCGCGTTGGCTCGCGCTTCCGCGGCGGCCAGCTTGTTGTTCAGGTCGGTGATTCGCGCCTCGACGTGGACGGAGAGGAAGTTCTGATCTCCGGACGCCTGCGCTTTCTCGATTGCCTTATCGTCCACGCCGAGCGCGGCAAAGGCACCCACGAGGAACGTCTCGCGGGCTGTAGCTTCAACGCCCAACAGGGCGAGAATCTTTTCCTTCATGGTGCTGTTGTCTCCTGCTTTTTCGGCTCCGTTCATCGGTGCCAAAAGTGATTTTGGGGTGCGGCTGTAGCGGTCAGAGCGAACGCTAGCCTTGGCGACTGGAGCGTCGAAGACCTCGGTTGCGAAGCCGGCGGCAAGCGCGGCGTCGCCATCCATCCAAGTCTCTTCGTCCATCATCTCGCGCAACTCCTCCTCTGACTTGGAAGAGGAGCCCCTGTAGAGCTTCACGAGCGCGTTGGTGATGCCTTCCAAAATGTCGGCTTCCTTGCGCATGTCGTCCGCGCTGCCTTGGGTGTAGGACCAAGGATTGTGGATCATGACAAACGCGGCCTTGGCCATCTTGCGCACCTTGCCGGCGGCAAAGATCACGGAAGCGGCGGAAGCGGCGAGCCCATCGGTGACGGTCTCCACGTCAGGCAAACGCGACAGCATCGAGTGAATCGCGATGGCGTCGAACACGTTTCCGCCGGGGCTATTGATGCGAACGACGATCTTGCCGCTCAACGCTTGAATCGCGTTGTGGAACGTCTGCGCCGTGGTGCCCCAGAACCCGATTTCATCATAGATGAAAACCTCGTTTGGAGCGCCTTCGGTGGCGGCTGCGCGGATGTTATAGAATTGGTTCAAGGTTGCTCCTCCTGCGTTTGTTGGATTGTTTGCGCGGCTTCCAAAACCGCAGCGTCGGCAGTATCGCCAAACGTTCCGGACGGATTGATAATGGCCGAGAATGGAACCTTCATCTCTTCTGCCACCTTCTGCGCCGTCAGGTAGTCGCTAGCCCTTGCGCGGCAATGGCTTTCAACGTCTCCGCCATCTTCGCCAACGATGTCGGAAAGCGTGCGGATTCCGACGTTGAAGTCCTCGCGGCGGTTCTGGCTGTCGCGCCCGATGTCCACAGAGAACTTCGGCGGCGTGCTGAAATCCCAGTTCCACCAATCTTCCGCGAACGGGATATAGCCGCGGCTCATGTAGACCGCGACAGCCCATTGCAGAAGCGCGGCTGCCGGCTTGTGCATGACGGCAATGCGGTTGTCGACAGCACGCTGCACCTGCCCAACCATGGAGCGAACGCTTGTGCCGTTGAGCTTGGACGCGTCCCACGCAAACTCATAAGGGAGGTCCATCCCGGCGAATGCTCCGCGGGTGATGTACTCCATGAAGCTTTGCCACGCCTCGCCTGGCTTGTTGTTGTCGAGACTGGTGATCTCTCCGGACGCCTTAATGTATCGAATCAAGCCGCGGGCAATGGTCTGCGTTTGCGGCTCCGTGCTGGTGTTGCGATTGCCTCCGCCGAGGGCAGAAGCGGGAGCGCGTCCGGCGTCGTTCTTTTCGATGTAGGCGATTGAAGAGCGAGCCTTGATGCCGATCTTTTCAGCCTCGCGCGTCTCGCCCAAGTCGTACCAATCAAGCACGGCGCGAATCACAGACGGGATTCCACGGGCCTGCGAATGCCATTCAGGATCGAAGAAGTGAACGACATCCGAAGCGGGGTAGATGTTCCACTTGTGATTCGTGTAACGGTCCGCAGACGGCGGCAGGATGTTGTACCCGACCGGCTTCATGTCATCGTCCATGATGACGCCAGCGGACACAAAGCGACCTTCGTAGCCTGCGGTTTCCGGAGTCTTTGGAACCGTTTGGACGCCAGAGTAGCCAAGCGTCGGACTTCCTACCCGGTGCGCCTCTAGCCACTGAATGCGCGGGGATCCCTCAGGCGTGATGCGTTTGATGGCAAACACGTCGCCGTCCCGATCCATGCAGATGGACGCAAGGCGCAGCCCCATGCGCCAGTCGTACACGCCTCCACGCAAATCGCAGAGGTTGGCCCAGCGCGCCAGAAGCGGCTTGGTGGAGGCTCGGAATCGGTCGTCTGCGCCCATGTAAAGCGGAGCCCATGCAGCCCCAACGACGTAGTTGGCAAGCTTGCGGGTCGCGCCTGAAACCATCCCGGAGCCGCTGTAGATATAGCGCCCGTCGGAAATCATCGCGGCGTGGCGATGCTGTTTCAGGAACTCCGTCGCGTCTTTGTTGAGTGTCGGACGCCAGCCACGTTGCCCGCTCTCTTGCGGGTCTGGATATAGGCCGGTCGAAGCGCCAAAGGATCCGCCGGCGGGCGGCACAAGATCAGCCGTTGACGCCATCACAACCCGATTACGCTTGGCGGCACGGCGGCTCATCGTGCGGCGTAAACGGTTGAGGTTGCGGTTGCTGTAACGCAGCTATCTACCTGCGCTTGCGCGTCTTGAATCTCCGCTTGCCACTCCTCCAAAGACCAACCGCGACCGTTGCCATAGGAGAAGGATCGGCCATTGATAGACGCAGACTGGATGCCGCCGGGGCCATGCGTGGCCTTCTTCACGGCGGCTTTGTACCGCTCAAGCTCTGTTTCAAGCTCGGCAGCGGTGAAGCCGTAGTAGGGTCCGTGTTGAACGGTTTGCGCCATCAGTTAGGGCCAACCCTAACCGAAGCGTGTTGGATGCAAGTTATTTGTTGACGGCTTCGGCGTTGAGGAATCCAGCCATGGTCGCAGCTAGAATCTGCATCGTCTCACAGTCGAAGTAATGGTTGTCCGATTGGATGCGCTTCCATCGCCACTCGAAGCTCACGTTGTCCGCGCCGAAGACCTTCACCTTCGCCTCCGCTGCCATCTGCGCCTTGTACTCGTCGCCGCAATCTTCGGAGGCTGTCCACATTGGCAAGTCGTCCGGACCTGTTGTAGAGCGTAGGATTTCCATGCGATCCTTGGCGGCGTCCGCGACAAAGAACCATTGTCGCACGCGCTTTGGCAGGCCTGCGTGCTTCTTGCCTGCGAACGGGTCCAGAAGCCTCCCCTCGTCGTGCATGTGCCAAGTTCCGTCAGCGTGCTTGAACGCATTCCGCTTGTACGAATTGACGCAGTGAAACCCGTATTGCGCGCAGATTTCCAAGACTTCGCTCGTGTGATATTTGGAGTCCAAGAACACGCGAGAGTCCGCGGTTAACACGAGTTCGCCGAATGAAAGCCGCTCCTCCATCCACTGGCCGTGAAGGACGCCATGGTCTTGGCAGAACTGCTGCACCTCCTGACGCGTCAACAGCTTCGCACGCGCCAGCAACCTGGAGCGCCCATCCGCTGACCATTGTCTAACAATTCCCCAGAAGTGATTGCGTTGAACGTCAATCGTTGCGAATCGCCACGGGTTGCCGTTGCTGTCGATTACCTCATCGGGCCACGGCGCGCCCAGGATGTAGGGTCCGACCTCAATCGGCTTGTCCATCACACGCGCTTGCCGTGATGAGTCGTATGGCTGCATGGCGCGCTTAATGATGAACTCGCGCAGCAACTCAGAGTCGCCGTTGCGAAGCGCGTTCTGCGCCTGTAGCCAGAGAGCGCACACTTGCCGCCAGTCGTCGGTTGCAAGGCTGTTGAAGCGATAGCCGACAACGGACGGGTTCGGCGTCGGGTTGCGCTGGATGTATCCTGCCCCGCGGCTTCGGTCGTTCATCTTCCGCTGAATCTCTAGGCTCCAGTGAATCGGCACCTGGCAGCATGGAGGAATCATCCGGCACGTCTGCGCGCTCGGCTCCACCTGATACCGTCCAGACTCGTCCGTGATGCGGTCCCACTCAAGGATTCGATCCGACCAATCCGGCACGAAGACGGAGGAGCAATGTGGGCAAACCATCTGCCAGTCATGGCGCGTGGAAGTTTCCCAGAGCACGTCCAAGTCATGGCCTTTGTCCGGTGCTGTCGTCGGAATCACGGCCTGACGCAGGAAGTCGAAGCTGTCGGCGCGCATCATGATTTCAGCGATGGCGCGAGGTTGGTACTGCCACGCTTCGTCCATGACGATCTCGCGCGCAGAGCGGGAATTGCGATGGGCTACAACGTCAGCGGAAAGCATCTCAAGAGGCGCGTTGTGGAAGCGGAACATCATGTTGCGCCCGCGTTTGTCCGGGTCTGTGTAACGCGTCCACTGGACCGATGGCGTAGATTCAAGGAGCGGCTTCAGCTTGGTGTCTGATACCGACCGCGCATCAGTCGCCGTCTTGCTGTACCAGAGTTGCCGACGTGGCTCGATCGCCAGATTGCGGAGAACTCGAAGCTGGGCGAGGAGCGTCTTGCCACGTTGCGGCGGCATCATGAGGATCGTTGTCTTGCCCATGCCGCTATCAAGAGCGGCGGCAGGCTCGATCATCATGGGCCAATCTTCACGGCGGAATGGACGGCCGTCCAAGGCGATGAACCGCTCCGCGTGCGTCAGCGTGCCGGCCCAGCGTTTCATTCGACCATGCCTTCCATTGAAGACCTGAGAGCGCGCACCGCCCAGTCCGGCAGCCCGTGCTCCACTTCGCTTGCTGCGGTTTGTTCAAACGCTGACAGGTAGGGACCGGCAACCATCGCGTCGGTGAGAATTGCGTGGATCTCCACAGGATCGGAAACGCCCTTCAACTTCCGTGTCACGTCGTCCGTGATGCGTTGCAGCCCGTGAGCGGCGTTGATGGCAAGACCGCGGCAAAGGCGTTCAAACTCACTCCGCGGTATGCTGTCATCCTCGGTGCGGCCCTGGCGACGGAGTTGCACCATGGCGTCGTTGCGTTGCTTGGCGAGGCTTCCGCGTTGCGCTGCCAGCTCAAGACCGATTTGTACGCCGCCTGTGCGGAAGGCGTCCATGGCCAGCCGGTCAACCTGACGGAGCATTTCGTCTAGGTCGTCGATTTCCCCCTTTAGGTCTCGCTTGGGTTTCGGCACGTCGTCGGCCACCTCTTCCTGAGCCTCCCATATTTCCGTGGCCTGCGCGTCCATCCACGCGGCTACGCGGCGAGGGTTCACGCGGGAGTTCTCGAAGCCGTCGCCCCCGCGTTCCTTCACGGCCTTCAGCCGCGCCTTGGGAATACCCATGACGGCAGCAGCCTGAGCCATGGAGCTGCACCACTCAGGCCACCCCTCGCGGCCTGTGTGTCGCATGGCTGGATTTTCTGGGGTCGTGTTCAAAGGGGGTACGAGCTTCGCCTCA